AAACGCGACGATGCTGAACCTGTCGAACCACCACCTCCCGCGCCGGAGATCAAAGAAGAAGTAGTGAACGTGCCTGATCCGGTTCGTAGTTCACTTGGTATCTTCGACACCGGTGCGGAGCGCGCGGAACGACGCCGCAACGACTTTTTTGATATGTTGTGGTGGTTTTTCTTCGCGTTCTTACCTTGCGTATCTTTTTACGTCAACTACTGTCCGGATGTTTTTACTCCGATAGCCACCTTGGTGATTTCATTTCTCGAGTATTTCGTTATTGTTCGTCCTGGGATATTGTATGTCCCTAGCAATCCGTTTTACGACTGGTACACAGTTTTTATGTACTTTGTTCAAGAGATATTTTCGAGTGGTGTCGTCGAGAAAATGCACAAGTCGACTTTTAAGAGTGCTGTCGAGCACCTGGCGTTCTTCTACATGTGTGGTGCTTTGTCACTCACATGCCGTGAAGTATGTCGTAAGTTGTCGTATTGGTACGATTATTGGTGGGGTCAAGATTATGGGGTACGCCACGCTGTCGAGGGCACAGAGTATGAAGGAACCACGTTTATGGACGGGCAACCGCGTCGCATTCACACTGATGAGACTGAGTCTTATCCTTTGCGCCGCTTAGGCTTCAATGCCGTGGTTGACGTCCTTATTTATGAGGACGTGTTCCGTTTTCTCATGTGCACATACGGTGGATTAACCCTAAATGACACCACTCAGAGGCTTTTGTCCTCTGTTGTCTTCCAGAAAGCATTGACCGCCTATGCAGGTTACGACCACATTGTACTTCAAAATACGGTGTGTTGTGCGTACCAGCAAATGTGCGTCCGGCAGATTAGGTACAACCAGACTACTGGTAACGTTGGTAAAACGACGTTTTCGTACCTAACTCCGGATGCACTCTGAGGTGTGTGCAGTGGGGGGACGGGTGTCTTTCAACTTGGTTTGTTTCGTGTACGCCACATCGTCTGTGGTGTCCGAAAAGAGTTTGAGAATAACGGAAAGTTGTACTTTGATCCGAAAGTAAACAGGAAGTTCATTCAACAGTTGAAAGATAGTGGAAAAAGCCTTGATGATTTTCAGAAATCTTTCGAATCAGGGTTTTTGTCCTTCCCCACCGAGGATGAGAAAGGTATCGAAGAGAGGGTTGGTGGGTACAAAACTGGTTTTGGACCCATATTCTTTAGTGGAGCGCTCTGCTACACAAAGGAGAGCTTGGTCAACTTGTCTAAAGCCATGACGAGATTGACATGTAAGAGGAAAGTGGAGCAACCTGGTCTTTGTGATGAGCTACGTCACAACCAGGAGAAAGTGTTCAGTGAACCTAGCCCTTGGTTAACCGCGTGGAAGAAGTATTTCGCGTGGTTACGGGGTCGTGTCGTGAACTCTGTTAACCATGAGCTCGGAGAGCATTTTGACGTCATCAAGGTAGACGCTGAGCGTGTCCACGCTAAGCGAGCCCTTCGTGTGAGGTCGCTCTTTGAGTTGGTACGCGATGGCGTATTGTTGACTTATGAGTTTATGAAAACGGTCACTGGAAAAGTGAAATGTCCAGAATGGGCTAAACCAGGTAAGTACCCTCGTATGATTGGGGACTATACTTGCCCTGGCTCGTTACTGGGTGGTGCGCTAGCGGCGTGTGTTAAGGCGTGTTTCACAGCTTGGTATGAAACTATCCACATGAAGATGCGGTTTGTATATTCCGCAAGTTATGACGTTCTCGTTGAATGTTATACTGAACTGTTAAAAGACTCTGGTCCATCAGTTTTTGTGTATCACTCCGATGACATGTGTTGTAACATAAAATGTGTTGATGGTCGCGCCAGGTTTAACGTGGACATATCGTCGTGCGACGCTAGTAACGGTTGGCGGATCTTTCAGTGTTTGAC